TGATCGACGCAGCCACGAAAGGCAGTGTCGGCTCGGTTGCAGTCCTGTTTCGCGTGCTCAGTAATCGCGTCTTTTTCGACGTGATGGATACGGACTACCTGACGCCGGCCTGGAATCCGAAGGCACCTGACACGCTGCTGAAGGTCCGGGAACTGTACAAGGTCAAGGGATCGACGCTCGCTGATTCAGGCTACGCGATCAAGCCCGATGACCTGGGCGCGCAGTTCTGGTTCCAGCGCGAGTGGGACGATACCGACGAAACATGGTTCATCCCATGGAAGGTGTCGGAGCAGGCTGAAAAGAAACTGGCGGGTGTTGAGTTCAAGCCAGTGGTCGATGACGAGAAGACCGTCAATCACGCGCTCGGCTTCGTGCCTGTTGTGTGGATCCGGAATCTCCCTGGCGGGGATACGGCGGATGGCAAGCCGACGTTCTGCGACGAAGCGATCGATACGCAGATTGAAATCGACTATCAGCTGTCGCAGGATGGTCGCGGGCTGAAGTACACGTCCGATCCAACGCTGCTCATCAAGGAACCGGCGTTCGGCGAACAGGGGCCGACAACCAAGGGCGCTGCCAACGCGATCAAGGTCAGCGAGAACGGCGACGCCAAGTTGCTGGAGATCAACGGCACTGGTAGCGCTGCGGTGATCGAGTACATCAAGTACCTACGCGAAATCCAGCTCGAAACGCTGCACGGCAATCGCACCAGCCCGGAAAAAATGTCCTCGGCCCAGTCCGGCCGTGCCATGGAGCTGATGAACCAGGCGCTGGTATGGCTTGCCGATCGGCTCCGCATCAGTTACGGAGAAGGCGGGCTCCTGGAACTGCTGCGCATGATTGCGAAGGCGGCTGACAAGTTTGAGCTCGTCTTCAAGGATGGCGACAAGGTCGGCACGTTCGACATCAAGTCAGGAATCAGCCTGCGCTGGCCGGCATGGTACGCGCCGACGATGCAAGACATGCTGACGCGCGCCACCACGCTCTCAAAATTGTGCGATTCAGGTCTGCTGAGTCGTGAAACCGCGATCAAGATCCTGGCAGCGGAATACGACATCGAAGACGCCGCTGCCGAAAAACTGCTCGCAGATGCGGATATGAAGCAGCGCAACGAAGAAGCGCAGAAGAAAGTGCAGATCAACGAATAACCCGGCTTGATGCCGGAAATCAACCAGGCCGCTCGATGCGACCTTTTTCATTGGAGAGGCTCGATGCCGAACCTGTTGCGCCAAATGATGATGCAGGCCCGTTTGATGGAAGGCGAACCCGGAACTCCTGGTGGTGGTCCTGCTACGCCAGTTACACCGCCTGCTGCACCTGTCACGCCACCGGCCAAGACCGGCAATCCGCTGCTCGACCTTCCCATCGAGGAAGTGCCTGACCAGTGGCGTGAACACGCACGTGAACTGCGTCGTGAAAACGCAAGTCTCCGCGAGAAAACGAAGTCGATTGATGAAGCTGCGGCGCAGGCAAAAATCGATGAAGCGGTGCGCAAAGCCGTTGAAGCGCAAGAAACCAAGACGAAAGCGATCATCGACGCCGAGCGTGAGGCCTCACACCGCCGCATCATCAACTCCGAAGTTAAGGGCGCCGCCCTGTCGATCGGTCTCCAGGATGCTGATGCGATCAAGTTGATCGACATTTCAAGCCTGAAGGTAGACGAGAACGGCGAAGTGGCCGGCGTCACGGAACTGCTTGCCGCTTTCAAGACGGCCAAGCCGTACCTCTTCAAGGAAGCGCCTGCGCACAGCAGCAACCCGAATCCGCCTCCGCCTAAAGCGAAAGTGGAAACGTTCGATGCCCGCAAGGCTACGCCTGAAGAGCGCGCAGCCAAGGCGAAAGAACTCGGTATCTCCAACAGGGAACGCTAGATCCGGTATCTGGCCTCACCCGCTTTGATCTGAGCCCGCCGCGCGCGGGTTCTTTGCTTTATTGCCCGACAGCCCTGGTGGCGAGGGGAAAGACCCTTACCCAAACCATACAGGACTCACCATGGCATTGAATAACCTGCCGACCGCACTGCAAAGCGCGATTCAGCTCGGCTTCCTTGAACACCGCTTTGGCCTGCCGCTGAAGGCAAAACTGGGCTTCCGCTCCATTGCCGACCGCGAGCCGTTCACCGCCAACATCGGTGAAACGATCACCAAGACCCGTACCGGTCTGCTGCCGGTCATCACGACCCCGATGGCGCCGGCTGCCAACTCGGACTTCACGTCCGGACTCACGCCGCAAAACTACTCGCTCGAACAGTACATCCTAGGCATCGGCCAGTACGCGGGCAACATGCAACTGAACGTGGTGACGCAGCGCGTCGCTATCGCCGACTTCTTCCTGCGCAATGCCTACGCGCTGGGCGAACAGGCGTTCCGTTCGGTCGACGCACTGGCGCAGCAAACCCTGTTCAATGCGTACATGGGCGGCAACACCCGCGTGCGCGTTACGCTGGGTTCTACCGGCCCGACCATCTCGGTCGACGATATCCGCGGCTTCCAGACCACGCTGAACGCACAAGGTCAACCGGTCGCCGTATCGGGTTCGAACCCGGTCAACGTTGTGGTGGGCGCCGATACCTATTCGCTCACTGGCTTCGCGGCGGATGGCACGAACGTTTCGACCGCGCCTGGCGGTGTGTCGGGTACGCTGACGTTCTCGACCAACGTGACGGTCTCGGACGGCACCGCCGCCCAACCGGTCATTTCGGCCGTAGCACCTTATGTGGTTCGTCCGAGCACTTCGGCGGCCAACGTGATGGCCCAGACGACCGCAGCGATCTCGTCGGCCAATGACATCAACAACGGCAAGCTGACGATGTCGATGATCCTGAACGCCAAGGCTACGATGTCGGCCAACGGGGTCCCGGTTGCTAACGACAGCGGCATGTACAACCTGTACTGCGATCCGTTGCAGGCAACCGGTCTGTACAGCGACCCAGCGTTCCAGCAATTCTTCCGCGGTCAGGTGACGACCGAAGAATACCGTCAAGGTATCGTCGCGCAACTCCTGGGTGTTCGCATCCAGGAAACCAACATGAACCCGGTGCAGACGCTCTCGGGCGTCGGCGTGGTGCGTCGCGGCCTGCTGTGCGGCCAGGGTGCACTGGTCGAGGGCGAGTTCACGGCAGACGCATACAACGCGGCGATGGAATCCGACGACGGCGACATGATTGCCGTGGTTGACGGCATCGCGCACGTGACGCGTGAGCCGCTGGATGCGCTCAAGCAGGTTGTGACGCAAACCTGGTCGTACATCGGCGGCTTCGTTGTGCCGACCGACACGACGACGACCGCCGCAACGATCCCCACCGCATCAAGCGCTGCGCAAAAACGCTGCGTGATGCTCGAATCGTTGTAATCAGGCAAGGGGACCGGAGCAATTCCGGCTCCTTTTCAAGCCCCTGTCCCCTCGGGGGCTTCATAAAGGAGATTCACATGCCCAGACCAGCCAAGCAGGAAGTGCCGGAAACCATCGAACCCGCGGCGCCGCGATTCGTACTCAAGAAGAATCACGGACTGACGATTCTCGGTAAGTCACATCGCCACTTCACCGCAGGCACGGAGTTTGACCCGGCCACGGATGCAGATCTGATTCTTCGGCTCATTCAGTCCGGCGCAATTTTCGAGTAAGCGATGGCTTTCACACCATTTACCCTCACCGATGCCCAGTTGACCGATGTGCGCCGTTTTTGCGGATACCCATTGCTCGGCGATGGAAATGTGGTGTTTCCGTACCCGTGGATCATGCGGACGTACTTGGCGCTCGAATACCGCCTTCAGCACATGAGTGCGAACGAGGGCGCAGTCGTCGTCAACACGTACCTCACGAACCTGTACACGCTGGAAAGCGCGATCCCGGGCACGAGCGCGAATCTGGATACGGACGTTGCCGCAGTATGGACACACAACAAGAATGAGCAGGCTGACCGTGATCGCCTGTTCGATTCGTGGCGCAAACGGCTGTGCAACTTCCTCGGCGTCCCTCCTGGCCCGAACTTCGGCGGATGCTCTAACGCGCTGGTGGTTTGAATGACAGTCATCGCGTGGGACGGGAAAACACTAGCTGCCGATCGCATGATGGAGATGAACGGCGGCAAGTTCCCGATTACAAAGATTCGTCGCCTGCTTGATGGCGCGCTGATTGGATCGGCTGGCGACACTCCGCGCGCAATGCAGTTGGCGGAATGGGTCGAAGGCGGCTGTGTTGCCGGCCAACTACCAGCCCCGCAAGGCGACATGTATGCCCGCTTGCTGCATATCCGGTTGGATGGAAAGGCAGTCCTGTACGCGAACAACGATCAACCGATTGTTGTCGAGCAGCCGTTCATGGCTATAGGCAGCGGTCAGGACTACGCAAACACAGCGATGTATCTCGGCCACGGCGCGCGACAGGCGGTCGCAATCACGTCTGAACTGTGTTCGTCGGTAGGCATGGGAATTGACACTCTGGAGTTGTGATGGACGCAGGACGACTTCAGCAGCTCATTTATAAGGGCTACGGCACCGCCGCAACGCACATCGGCCCCTGCTACAGCCTCTATCGCCCAACATCGGCCGCCAATCCCATCGCGCCAACAACGCTGCTCGGCACGCTAAACGCCAGCTTCAACGCGATGGACATGAAGTATGGCAAGCCGAATGTGTATGGTAAGCCGCTCTGGTACGCATTGCTGGATGGAACGGTTACGCAGGTAGGCGACTACCTCGTCAGCAATGACAAGACGTATTTCATCGCTGCCATGCAGACGACGCTGCCGATCCTCGCAGTGGATTGCAACCGCACACTGAACATTTTCCGCCCGCAGCAGCAGACTGCAGCCGGCGAGAATCCGTACGGTGGCACGATCGACTCGAACCAGACCGAACTGATGACGGCTTGGCCTGCTTCTGTGCTTCAGGGCACGAAGGGCGAGAAGGATGGCGCAGTTCTACCTGGTGACGTCCGCTTGCCCTGGTGGGCGATCCTGTTCCCCGCTTATCCCGGCGTCACACTTCTGACTGCCGACATCATCACCGACGATATTGACCGTCGCTACATCATCTCGAGTGCTGAATTGACGGATCTCGGGTGGCGATGCACGGCCATACAGGCGCAGACGTGAAAAATCATCAAATCCGCATTGTCAGTGACGGCACTCCTTTCGGCACCAAGGTATTCGACGCGGAGGGCAGCGAGATCAAAGGCTGCATCACGAAGGTCGAATGGTCCATTGAGGGCGGCAAGGTCGCCCAAGCCACGCTGACGTTTTCGGATGTGGAGGTCGATGTGTCGGGAGATGCGCCAAATGGCTGACATTTCCGATGTCATGAACACCATGGCCGCCCAGATCACGGGTTACGTATACCCAAACGGTACCGGCCAAACCTCCGTCACCGGCAAGACGATCAAGGTCTATCCTGGCTGGCCGACTTCATCATCGCTCGATGCGGACCTTCAGAACGACCTGACCAACGTCAGCATTTTCCCCGCTGGCACTGAACGCAACGTGACGCGCTATCGCCCGAAGCAGAACGTCATGTCGATTCAGACGCCGACGCTCACGCTGACGGCGGCTGCAAACGTGGTGACGGTCGGCGGCGCGATGCCGTCGCCTTTCACTGTGCACAACCTTGCGTTACTGGTCGACAAACAGCCGTTCATCTACTCGGTGCAGTCAACCGATACGCTGACGTCGATCGCAACGGGACTCGCTGCGCTGGTTGCCGCGCAGTTTCCCGGGACGACATCGAGCGGTGCGGTTATCACGTTGCCGACGAACACGGTTCCGATCGTGGCGCGTGTAGGGACGACTGGCCTTGTGACGACCGAATGGGAGCGTCAGCAGCAGCGTATCCAGATCACCGTCTGGGCGCCCGATCCGACATCCCGCAATCAGGTATCCACGGCAATCAAGAGTTCGCTGGCGCAGATTGCCTTCCTGACGATGCCCGATGGCTTCGGCGCACGCGTCCTGTCTGCCGCCGGGACGATATCCGACCTGCTGGAGAAGGCCAAAACCTACCGGCGCGACCTGTTTTACGAGGTCGAATACGCCACTACGGTCAGCCAGACCCTCGCAACCGTGGTTGCCACGCAAATCACCTTCGAGACGCAAACAGGCGTCCCGATCATTACCCGAACTTACTAACTGGAGCCGACATGGCTGAAGAAACTGTTGTGACGGCCCCGAAAGCGAAGGCCGACTTTCATCTGGTCGTGATCCATGCATTCGATGGCCGCAAGAAGGGCGAAAAGATCACGGATGCTGATGTGATCGCTGAGATGCAATCTCACCATCTCGATCATCACTGCCG